GTTTGAAAACTTGTGCCATGTTACTATCCGCCTGAAAGGGTTCCGCCAGCAGTAATATTACCCCCGGCTGTTAAATTGCTTCCCACACTAACACCACTGCCTACGCTGAGTGAACTTCCTACAGAACCTGACCCTGATGCTGTGATATTGCCAGTAACATTAACATTACCATTCCAATTGAGAGGACCTTTCATATTCCATTCAGAAGCACTGCCTGTTACCTTTCCAGTGACTGTAGCATTAATATCGCCACCCACTTTAGCGGTTACTGACCCATCGACTGTCAATGCAACATTCCCAATTACATGTACTTGTAAATTCCCGCCAATGTATACTGTCTTATCTTTTACAACAATCTCATAATCATTATCAACGACTTTAGTAACCTTCTGTCCGTCATGATTAATCTCAACATATGATCCAGATTTATGATATATGTGTAGTCGCTCTTGTGAAGGAGTATCGTCAACCTCTATTACATGCCCTGACTCAGTTTGCCAAACATGATTATGAGGATACTTTGCATTATACGCTGTAGCAGGTTCAGGACCCACAGGAGTCTTTGTTATGGTATTTATTTCTCGGGCTAGCCCCGGTATATCATTCTTCTGCACGTCTTTGCCCGGCATTTTAGCATACGATCCCCAAAGGACAGGCAGTTGCTTTTCATGGCCATCGAGATAAAATCCAAATACGGTTGACCCAACAAGCAATCCTGTAGGTGATCTGCCTATCTGTTGATGGCTTGCAGATGTGATAGGAATCAACGGTGTTGCCCAATTTAAATCATCTGTAGTGATTGCAGGATCGTCATGCTCATTAATGACACGAATTTTGACTCGGCCAAGCTTCTCCGGATCCATAATATCTTCTACTCTGGCGATAAACCAGCGTACTCCTTCTTCACCCATTCTTTTAGTAGTCATTATGAACGATCCTCGTAATTGCCCTTGATCAATTCAAGAGAGCAGCGATATGACTTCTGTGCAGAAGTTGCATTGTGAATCATGTGTCTAATTTTTGATATTAAATAATTTCCGCTTGACAATCGATTATCAGGACTGCCGCCAGTACTACCGTCAGACGTAGGAATATTAATAGTAATTACATCACCTGCAGTTAGTGCAACGTCGCCGTTGATATGTGCCTGATATATGTTTTGAGAAATCTTAGATACGAATGAGTGTTTTGCTCCCATTGATTCTGCCGTATATGTTTCAGGCATATGGCTCGAATGAGGAACTAGTAATGAGCTTGCAGGTTTTTCGCCGTGTTTTTGTTCGAAGTCAGTGCTATTCAACCCAACAGCGTTATTAGATGCAAACTTAAATTTCTGTTGCTGTTCCGTATTTTTATAAACAGTTTCAACTACTTCACCTGTCAGAATATCAAAGCGTTTGACAATGTTGTGCAGAGAGCCTTGTGTCAACTTCTTGGTGTTATTCACTTGTGATGTGTTCATTAAACTAAGAATGTTTCTTGTATTCATATTTCGAGCATCACTATTGCCTGTTGTATCATAATAAAATATTTTATCTTTAATATTTGCTTTTAATTGATCCATTAGGTATTCAATAGAACAAAAGTTAAATCCTCTTTTGTTCTCAAAGAAAACATAAGAAGATGATGCATAGTCCTTTGATACAGATCGTTTACGAACCATATCAATTGCTTGAAAAGGTCTCATTCGACTGAAGAGAACCTCTTGAACACCTTTAGTTGGATCACCTATAGCAACTGTTTTATCTGTTTTCAAAAAGCTTTTCATGACATCTTGTATGATTGAAGTCGGCTCAGATGAATATTTTTTAGTAATAAACTGACGAGCATTTGTAATAAATTCTTCGCTGATGGCCTTAATCGTATAAGTTTTTACTTTAGCAGATTGATTGCTAATTTGATTTTCAACAGATTTTACATGAAACGTATATGAACTAGTGAGATCAATTCCGGGATTTGCAAACTCAACTGTTATAATTTCTTCTCCGATGATAGGAAAAGAATTTAGCAGATCAATTGCATCGATGCATTGAAATTCAGCACGAATAACAGGAAACATGATATCTTCGAAGACATCAATAGATACAACCTGGGATCGAAGATCATATGTCCGATCACCCTTTGACGATTGTAGTGTGAGAGTTTTAATCTCAACCGAATCTGATTTAGTATATGTTCCAGACATTATATATTATTGCATCAATAGGTTTTTAAGTTCTTTGGTTGCTTGACCTGAGTATTTGTTGTCGAGCAATTTGATTTGTTTCTTATTATCATTTAATTCGTGCTCATAATCATAGGCAGTTACTGCAGTCCAGTATACTAACTCATCAGTGGGAATGCTTTGTGATATTAGGGTAATTGACGTAACAGTAGCAGCTGCACCTGAAGTCAACCCATAGATTGGATCAACAGATAACGTACCTGAAATGTGCTGTGCGACGATTGTGCCATCACTTGTTGTAGAAGCAACTGTTGCAACTGTTACACTGTTTTGTTGTAATAGTTCACCATTAACAAAAGGTACATTAACAAGCCCTTCAGGTATAACAATAGGATCTACCGGATTACCACTACTATCACATGTATATAATGTGTATCCATCTTCTGTTAATAATTCTTCGGCTGTTGTTGTAGTTAGTTGATATACTTTATTTGTGGTAACAGTCCAATCTTCTTGTTTACGCACATACCCAACAATTTGATTTGAATACCCGAGTTGTGGGACCCAATACTTTTGTCTTCCTACACTCAGTGCGTTATAAGCAGCAACTGTGATGTTTGAATCGTCACCAGACCAATTGTTTCTAAAAAACACAATCGTATTCTGAGCTTTTGAATAACTACCATACTTGTTGCTAATATACTTGTTTAGATCTTCTTCAGATAAAGGAAAGTCATAGTAGGGGTCGATGATTCCGTTGGTTAATCCAATCAACCAAATGAAGTCTGGATTGTCATAATAGTTATATGATAAATTATCAGGACGTAATCCAGGAGTCATTATATAATCATAATACGATTGCTTATTTGCAAACGCTAACTTGGACATGTTCACTCGTGCTAGAAGATTAACTCCTATTGAGTTTGCATAGCTGATAACAGGGAATTTTTTAAAAAATTGTGTCATTATCAGGTCTCAGATTTTGAAGTATCTTTAAGTGAATCAGCAAAAGAATCAAGCTGACTGCCCACAACAGATGCTGCAGTTTTACCTTTTGCATTAGGATCATAATCATCAGCCATTCTGTATTGCATTTCCTGCAAATCAATAGACAACGTAATGAATACCGGCGCCTTTGTTTTTGCATAGAATGATGGAGCATCTCCTTGTGGAGAATACCCAACATTCACAGATTTGATTACACAATACTTAAAGTCGGTCATGTAATCTTGACCAAGTGAAAATGATGGCTTGCAAATAGAAGGATAGTTGAATAGATAACTTGATCCTGCAGTGCCTGTACCTGTAAAGGTTGGCAAATGTTTTGCTTTAATAAATCTAATCAAATCTTTTAATATATTGCTTTCTTTTTCGTTTTTAGGTGCAAAGGTCCACTTAAATGAGAACGACCTAAATTCAACACCCTTGAACAACATACTCATTGCAGGGTTAGGAGCAATACCTAGTTGTGATTCAGCGGCTCCGGCGGCCTCACTGCTGAAAGCAGATGCTGCTTGATCCAAGGCATAGATTGCAGCGTCGCCACCCTGGCCTTTTATAGCTTCTGCTGTACCTAAGGTTTTTAATTTGTCAATACTGCCAAAAGCATTTAAAACGTTTCCAGCAATACCTAAAGCAGTTCCTTCCCAAGCAGCGCTTGTATTGTCATTTAACCCACTGCCATCCGGCATAGGCAAAATAACAGATCCTGTTGCAGGTAGCGTGGTATGATCAAAAGGGGTCGGTCTTTTATAATCATAAAAATTAAACATCATGTAGTATGGCGCAGGAATAGGAGGGTAGGAGTAAGTCGCCCCGCCGTTTGTTTTGCCAGATGTACTAGATATTTTAGATTCTGGATTTGTTCCATTACTGACAGCGAAGTTTCTATTCGCTAGAGCATTGAGTGTAGTTCGTGCAGGAGATCCTGAAGCAAAGAATGAACTTGATCCTGTGATCAATGAATCTAATTTGCCAGACACAATGCCTGCTAATGATCCAGAACTAACGCCAGCAGCAGACAATGCTCCTGATATATTAGAAATGATCCCACCGGCAGCACCTGCAGATCCCATTACATTATTAACTAAATTGTTTACAGCGCCGCCTGCAGCAGAGGTTAGATTGCTGACAACTGTTTGTTTTGCTGATTGAACGTAGGGGTTATTCGTAATCGATGAGACGTTAAAGCCCATGTTTGTTCCTATAAATACAATGAGTCCATCACTTATTTATAGCAATATATGAAAGGTAGGTTTCAACCAAAAAATCCAAAGAAATATATAGGGAATCCTACCAACATTATTTATCGTAGTTCATGGGAACTGCATCTTATGTTGTTTTTAGATTCAAACAATGATGTTGTTGGGTGGGGAAGTGAAGAGATTGTTATACCTTATATATCTCCTATGGATAATAAAATGCATCGGTATTTTCCTGATATGATAGTTAAAAAGAAGAATGATGAGGTCATTTTAATAGAAGTCAAGCCCTATCAACAAACACAGGAACCTAAAGTCCCACAAAAGCGAACCCGAACATTTCTAAATGAAGCTGCCACATATCTTATTAATCAAGCAAAGTGGAAAGCGGCTAGAGAGTATTGTGCAGATCGCAAGTGGACATTTCAAATCATAACCGAAAAAGAGTTATACGGAAAATAAATGGCAATTTACGCTTTCAATCAAACACTCGCTGATGGATTACGTTCTGGACAAGTCCCAGGCAGATCTAATGAAGCAAGAGAGTGGTTTCGTAATACAGCCAAGAAATTGACTGGAGTGACAGAAGGAAATCTTCTCAGATCAAAAGATGCTTTGACTTCACGCATTGAAGTCGGCAAGATGTATATGTTTGGATATGATCCTAAATTCAAAAAAGAACTTCCGTACTATGATAGGTTTCCTTTGATATTTCCTTTTGAATCTGTTTCTGGCGGATTCTTAGGAATTAATCTACACTACCTACCCTATGTCCTAAGAGCAAAACTCATGGACTTATTATATAACTTTGTCAGTGATCCTAAACTCAGTGATCCTGCACGATTAAAAATCAGTTACGAAGTCTTGAGGTCAGCAAGCACTAATAAATACATTAAGCCTTGCATAAAGCATTATATAACATCTCATGTACGGACACAATTTATTAATATTGTGCCCGTAGAGTGGGACATCGCTTTATTCTTGCCTGTTGAGAATTTCCAAAAAGCAACCAACGCTCAGGTCTGGAGAGATTCCAGAAAGATGATAGGAAAGTAAAATGTCGTTTTTAGATACCGTATCAAATGTTCTGGGGCTACTTAAGGCACCTAACAATAAACCCACAGAGGGATTTAGCGTTAGTGAGTTTAAATCCAACGCTTTAAGAAATGGATATTTGAGGCCCACATTATACCTTGTGAACTTTTCACAAGCAAAGGCCTTTCCTAACAATTTATTATTCTTTACAAGTAGTGTCAGTATCCCTGCAATTGATTTAGACTCACAACTCATTCGCAGATATGGCTATGGTCCAATAGAAAAGGTTCCGCATCGACCCACCTTTACAGAATTGTCGATGAACTTCATGGTTGAAAATTCTCAGAACAATATTCTTTCGAAAGTAACTGATTATCTAAATGGTGTGTCATCATTCATGAAATACAATGACATCAATGACGGCAGTCACGCTAACATTTATGGAGCATCAACTGCAGCGACGCCATACGAAGTCGCATATAAAGATGACTACAAGTTTGATCTCGAAGTATATGTCTACAATGAAACAGATAAAAAGATTTTAATCTATACTTTTAGAGATTGCTATGCTAGAAAAGTAAGTAATGTCAGTCTTGCATGGGACGCAACTGATAGTTTGCTTAAAGCAGAAGTCTCATTTGAGTTCACTGATTTTTCAATCACAACATTGAACTCAACAGTCAACGGCAAAAAAGATGCGCTCAACAGCAAGATTTCTTCATTGCAAAACTTGCTAGGATTGAAATCATTATCACAAGCGGTCTCTGCAATTCAAATGCCGCAGACAGTTGCTGATGTTCTTAACGTTGTGAATGCTCGTAGCCTTGTGAGCAGCACTATGTCAAATCAACCCGGAGTAGTTGGCGGAGGCGTAGGAGGATCTGGAATTATTCCGTTTATTTAATAGGAGATTATTATGGCTTTACCGAAGATTACAGTGCCTTTATTTGATGTGACTATACCATCGACTCAAAAGGATGCAAAGTTTAGACCGTTTCTTGTCAAGGAAGAAAAGATTCTTCTTATTGCACAAGCAGGCGGCACAAAGAAAGAAATGGTCAATGCGTTAAAGCAGATCATTAATAATTGTGTTTCGCTGAATGATGGAAGTGACTTTGATGCCAACGATTTAACTACGTTTGATTTAGAATACTTGTTTGTCAAGATTCGAGCAAAGTCAGTAGATAACGTTGTCACTCTAAAGTATATCGATCATGAAGATGAAAAGACATACGAGTTTAAGATCAAATTAGATGAAATTGAAATTAAAAAAGATGAAGTTCATACTAATAAGATTAAGGTGAATGATGAAGTGGGTATCATCATGCGATATCCAACAGCATCGATTATCACAAAGCTTGAAGACGACGAAATGTCTACAGCAGAAATGACTTCGATTTTGATTAGAGAGTGCATCGATAAGATTTATGATGCTGATCAAGTATATGTTGCGAAGGAATCTTCTAAAGCAGAACTTGATGAGTTTATTGATTCGCTAAGTGTTAAGGCTTTTGAAGAAATACAGAAGTACTTTGACACGATGCCTAAACTATATCATAAAATTGAGTATACTAACTCGAAGGGGACAGCTCGAAGTATCGAACTGACAACACTAGACGATTTTTTTACATTGGGCTAATTCACACAGATTTAAATAATTACTACGCCACCATATTTTCAATGGCACATCATTATTATTATTCTATAGAAGATCTAGAAAATTTGATTCCATTTGAAAGAGATATATATGTAGGCATGGTAAAAGATTACGTAGAGACACAGAACCAACATGGCAATAATAACTGATGCATTAAAATCTGCTGCTAAAAGTAAGATAGCTGACGCTATTAGACCTACAGCATCTAGTTCTGGATCTCCTTCAAGTGGATTAGCCGAAACAACAAAGAAAAGCGCTGCATCAACTAAAAAGGTTGGGTATAATCCCCTGGAGCGCGCTATTCTTGGTCAGGAAGGCATCAAAGCAAGTGGGATATTTGCCAAAAAAGAAATTGACGGCAAAAAGATAAACGTCACAAAGCAAGAAACAGATTCTGCCTTAAGGTATAGTGTCTTTACTTTTATTGTTAAACGTCTTGATAATTTAGAAAAAACATCTGCAAAAGAATCTACTGTATCTGCTGTTCACAAAGCAATCTCTATAGTTGATCTTAAAGTCACTAATGTTTTAAAGTATCTTGGAAGTATTGAAAGTACATTAAAGAAAAGTATTGAAGATCAAAAGTTAAAAGAAGCGGAAGGTGCATTAACTCCAGGTGTTGAAAAAAAAGAAAACAAAGTAGAAAAAACATTAGAGAGATTTAATCAAACGTTCTCCTTGTTATTATTGCCTCTCTTATTTGCTTTATTGAGTAAAATCAGAAGTTCATGGACATTTTTAGGTGCTGGGACCAACACAATATTCAAGAACTTAGATAAATTAAAAAAGGCATTTAATGAAGGTATTACTGACGGGGTTAGAAAATTAAAAACAAAGTTAACTACAATCTTTGAAAAGACTGGGCTCACTAAAATAATCGATTCTTTAAAAACTAAATTAGGCAAATCAATTGAAGGGATATTGTCTACTGTAGAAAGTGTGGGATCTAAAATACGAGGTTTTGGCGCCGCTGTTGTTGAAAAATTAGGTCCTGTTGGAAAATTAGGAGCAAAGGTTGCAGGAAAAGTAGCGGGAGCAGCGGGTGTTGTTGCTTCTGAAACAGCCGGAGTAATCAAAGGCGCCGCAAAAGGAGTTGCAAAACTTTCAGGTCAAGCTGTAAGAGCGTCAGGATACTTAGTACCATTTAGAAATGTGCTTTCAAAGATTCCATTACTTGCAAAACTCCTCATGTTTATTGATCCTCTCATTGCAACCATTAAGGCTGCCTCAGGTGAAGGATCATGGACAGAAGTTAAAAAAGCATTTGCAAAATCAATAGGGGCATTGTTAGGTGGCGATCTTGGGTTTGCATTAGGTGCTGGTATAGGTACAGTAATATTGCCAGGATTTGGAACTCTCCTTGGTGGGGTGATAGGCGCCTATGGTGGCGCAGCAGCTGGTGAGTATTTAGGTTTGAAAATTGCAGAAATTGTTTTTGACGGCAAATCTGTAACTGCTGTTTTAAAAGAAATTCAAAATGATTTGCTAAAAAAGGTCAAAGATGCTGCGTCAAAGATTGGCAAATCAGTCAAAAGTTTTTTTGGATTCGGCGGAGAGGATAAAGCTGCTCCTGCTGCAGCAACACCTGTATCTAAACCTACACCAACTGCCGCAGGAGCACCTACTGCTAAAACTGCGGCTGCTGCAGGTGCTGCTGGTGGTGTAGCGGCAACATCTAAGGGTGTTGTGGGGGGCGGCGGAAAATTCGCAGGTGCGGGTGCATCAGGAGCACCTGCAGCACCAGCTGCAGGTGGCGCAAAACCTGCGGCGGCCGCCGTATCTCCTGCAGGTGCTCCTGGTGGCGCTGACGGGAAGTACGCAGACCTTCGAAGACAATTTGCTGAGATGGGTATTACAGACGTCACAGGCCAAAATGCTATACTTGCTAATATATACAAAGAGTCTGGATTTAAACTTCAAGATGAAGGTTTGAGTTATAAGGATGTTGCTAGATTAAGAAAAGTTTTCCCTAGCAAGTTTAAAAATAAATCAGATTCAGAATTACAACAATTCCTTAGAAATCCTGAAGGTCTTGCCAATGAAGTATATGGCGGCAAAATGGGTAATGATAACCCTGGTGATGGATTCAAATATCGTGGTAGAGGATATATTCAAATCACAGGTAAAAATAATTACGCAGCGTTAGGAAAAATGGTTGGCGTTGATTTGGTCAATAATCCTGAGTTGGTTAACGATCCTAAGTATGCCGGTAAAATTACCGCGGCATATATCATGAGGACCATGAAAGGCAAAATTAATAGTTTTTCTACACAAGCAGAAGCTAATCGAGCAGTGACTCAAGCGATTGGTGGATCAAAATTGAATTTAAATGAAGGTATTGGTGCTGAAATACTAGCAAAGGTTAATTCATTTGACGCTGGCGGCGGTGGTGGCGGTGGTGGCGGTGGTGGCGGTGGTGGCGGCGGCGGTGGTGGTGGTGGTAGTGCCCCCGGAAGCCCCTTCACCCGTAGGAGGGGGGGAAGGTGGGGGCAAAGGGAGCAT